GCTGCCTTTGCCCATGGCGACGGCATCAACAAGCCGCGCGGCATCCTTGCCTACGACAAGGTGGCGAATGCTTCCTATGTATGGGGCAAGATCGGCTTCGTTGCCTCGGGCAAAGCGGATGGCTTCCTGGCTGCCACCGCTTCGGTCAGCCCGGCCGATGCGCTGATCGATCTCTACTATGCGCTCAAGTCCGGCTACCGGAACGGGGCGTCGTGGCTGATGTCGGATGCGACCATGAACACGGTTCGCAAGTTCAAGGATGCGGAGGGTGCCTATATCTGGGCACCACCGTCAGGAGCAGCGGAAGTTGCCACCATTCTTGGCAAGCCGGTCTACACCGACGACAACATGCCCGCGGCCGAGGCGGACAAGTTCCCCGTCGCCTTCGGCGACTTCAGCCGCTCCTACCTGATCGTCGACCGCATCGGCATCCGGGTGCTGCGAGATCCGTTCACCTCCAAGCCCAACGTGCTGTTCTACACGACCAAGCGTGTCGGCGGTGGCATCGTGAACTTCGAAGCCCTGAAGCTGCTGAAGATCAGCACCTGATCGAACTGACGGGTGGCTTCGGCCGCCCGCTTCCCCCTCATCCATCTTTGAAAGGACTTCTGTCATGAAGGACGGTATCTCCGGCCTCGGCCTCGTTGCATCTCTGGTTCCCGCCGTGGTCACGGCCACCACCAAGGGCAGCCATGCCGATCTGCAGGGCTTCAACTCCGCAACCCTGATCATCAATACCGGCGCGATTGCCGGCGATGGCCTCTTCGTCGTCGCCATCCAGGAGAGCAACACGACCACGGATGGCGATTTTGTCGATGTGGCAGCCGGCGATCTGCTTGGAACCCTGCCGGCAGAGCTTGCGGCCAACACGGTCTACAAGCAGGGCTACAAGGGCACGAAGCGCTATATCCGCGCCGTCATCACCAAGACCTCCGGCACGTCGATTGCCGCCGGTGCGGTTTTTGCGCTCGGCCATCCCCACGACGCGCCGGTCGCCTGATCGGCCAGGGCGGCCGGCAACGCTGACCTTCTGGCCGCCCATCGGCCGTCCGAACGGCTGGTCGCTTCTCTTTCTTATAATGGATCGCAAAACGTGCTCGCACCCGTTCGCACCGTCGCACCGGTCAACATGCCGGTGTCGCTGGCCGAGGCTAAAGCCCATCTGCGTGTCGAACACGACGACCAGGACGACCTGATCACTGCCCAGATCAGGGCCGCGACCGCATGGCTCGACGGTTATGCCGGCATTCTCGGTCGCGCGCTGATCACCCAGACCTGGCGGCAGGATTTTGCCGGCTTTGCCGATCGCCTGCCTCTGCCGGTCTCGCCGGTGATCGCGGTTGTCAGCGTCAGTTACGTTGACGCCGGCAATGTGGCGCAGGTGCTGGATGCCGGCGTCTACGATCTGTTTGTCGATGCGCGCGGCGCTTATGTCACCCTGCGTCCGGGACAATCCTGGCCGGCAACCTTCCGTCGCGCTGACGCCGTCTCCGTCACCTTCACCGCTGGTTATGGCGCGGCGGCCGATGTGCCCGAGCCCATCCGGCACGCCATCCTGCTCATTGTCCAGCGGCTCTATGATGGCGCTGACACCGAGATCGACGTCTCCATCGAGCGCACCGTTCATGCCTTGATCGCGCCCTACCGAAAAAGTCCGCTCTGATGGCCAGAATCACCGCCAATGCCCTGCGCGACCGCGTCCGCCTCGAAATGCGTGAGGAAGTCGATGACGGCTACGGCAACACCTACGGCCAGTGGGTCCCACAGTTCGAGCGCGACGCCTGCATCCTGCTCTCCAAGGGGGGCGAGACCGTCATTGCCGCGCGCCTGCAAAGCGTCCAACCGGCGCTGATCATCGTGCGTTACGATGTCGAGACCGCAACCATCAACGCCGCCTGGCGGCTGATCGAAATCCGCTCGGGCACCGCCTACAACATCCGCACCGTTGCCGACATGGAGCGGCGCGGCCGCTTCATCACCATGCTGTGTGAATCGGGCGTGGCGACCTGAGCGCCAAGGGCAAGCCGGAACCAGAGTCTTGGGGAAACCGCCATGACACCATCCAAAGTCGGCGACCACTTTCGTGTGTCCGAGACTGAGCTTGAAGCGCTCCTGGTTCGCGCTTCCGAAACCGGCGCTCGCCGCGCCCTGCAAGAAGTCGGGCTTGAGGGCAAGGATGCCGCAGAAGATATCCGCGACCTGCGCTCGCTGCTGGCCGGATTCAGGCTGGCCAGGCGCACTGCCGTGCAGACGACAGTCCGCATCCTCACCACCGGCATCCTGATCGCGCTGATGGCCGGCTTCGCCATCAAGCTGAAGCTCTTCGGACCGACGCCTTAACCCATCCACCCGTCCCATCAGACCATCGCCTGCCCTCGCAGAGGAGCGGGCTTTTTATGCCTGGAGACCTGCGATGACGACAATGACCTACAAACACTGGCGCGACGTGCCCGAGAGCACCTGGCGCTGGAAGAATTTCTCCCCCGCCGAGATCGCCTGCCGGGGCACCGGCTCCCTGCGCATCAACGAGGAAGCGCTCGACAAGCTCCAGGCGCTGCGCGACCGGCTTGGCAAGCCGCTGATCGTCCGCTCGGCCTACCGCAGTCCGGCGCACAACCGGGCCGTCGGCGGCGCGCCGCGCTCGAAGCACATGGACGGCACGGCCTTCGACATCGCCATGGCGAACCACGATCCGGTCGCCTTCGAGGCTGCCGCCCGAGCCGTCGGCTTCCTNCTGGCCGAGGAAGTGGCGATCGAGTTCGCCGAACAGGAGGGGGCTGCCTTTGCCCATGGCGACGGCATCAACAAGCCGCGCGGCATCCTTGCCTATGACACGGTGGCCAATGCCTCCCATGCCTGGGGCAAGATCGGCTTCGTCGCTTCAGGCAAGGCTGACGGCTTTGTTGCGGCGACCGCCTCGGCCAATCCTGCCGATTGCCTGATCGACCTCTACTATGCCCTGAAATCCGGCTACCGGAACGGGGCCTCCTGGCTGATGTCGGATGCGACCATGAACACGGTGCGCAAGTTCAAGGACGCCGAGGGCGCCTATGTCTGGGCGCCACCCTCCGGCCCTGCACAGGTGGCCACCATCCTCGGCAAGCCGGTCCATACCGACGACAATATGCCGGCGGTGGCGGCGAACGCCTTTCCCGTCGCCTTCGGGGACTTCGGCCGCGCCTATCTGATCGTCGACCGCATCGGCATCCGCGTCCTGCGCGATCCCTACACCGCCAAGCCGAACGTGTTGTTCTACACCACCAAGCGGGTCGGCGGCGGCGTGGTCAACTTCGAGGCGCTCAAGCTGCTGAAGGTCAGCACCTGATCCACATGACGGGCGGCTCCGGCTGCCCGTCTCTTCACAATTCCCATTCATCGAAAGGACATCTGTCATGAAGGACGGTATCTCCGGCCTCAGCCTTGTTGCGTCTCTGGTTCCGGCCGTGGTCACGGCCACCACCAAGGGCAGCCATGCCGATCTGCAGGGCTACAACGCGGCAACGCTGATCATCACCACCGGAGCGATTGCCGGCGACGGCGTGTTCGACGTGAAGTTGCAGCATGCCGACACCACGGCCGACGGCGACTTCACCGACGTTGCCGCAGCCGACCTGCTAGGCACTTTACCGGCAGTGCTCGAAGCCGACACGGTCTGCAAGCAGGGCTACAAGGGCACCAGGCGCTTCCTTCGCGCCGTCATCACCAGGACCTCCGGCACCTCGATTGCCGCCGCCGCAATCCTTGTTCTCGGCCATCCGCACGACGCGCCGGTGGCCTGACATGCTCGAAGCGATCAGTCCGTCGATTGCCGGAATGGCTGGTCGCTTCTCCTTATGACATGGATCTCAAACAAGTGCTCGCACCCGTTCGCATCATCGCCCCGGCCGAGACACCGGTGTCGCTGGCCGAGGCCAAGGCCCATCTGCGCGTCGATCACGATGATCAGGACGATCTGATCAGCGCCCAGATCAGGGCGGCGACCGCCTGGCTCGACGGCTGGTCCGGCATTCTCGGGCGCGCACTCGTCACCCAAACCTGGCGGCAGGAGTTTGGCCGCTTTGTCGTTCACCTGCCATTGCCGCTGGCGCCGGTGACCGCGATCGACAGCATCAGCTACTTCGATGCCGGCAATGTGCAGCAGGTGCTCGATCCGGGCCTCTATGCCCTGCATACCGATGCCTTCGGTGCCCACGTCGTGCCGCAGTCCGGAAATGCCTGGCCGGCCACCTGCCGCCGTCCTGATGCCGTCTCGATCACCTTCACCGCCGGCTATGGCGCGGCGGCCGACGTGCCGGAGCCCATCCGTCAGGCCATCCTGCTCATCGTCCAGCGCCTGTTCGATGGTGCAGACACCAGCATCGATGCCGCCATCGAGCACACTGTCCATGCCCTGATCGCACCCTACCGCAAAAGCCTGATCTGATGGCCCGGATCACCGCCAATGCCCTGCGCGACCGCGTCCGCCTCGAAAAGCGCGAGGAGATTGATGATGGCTATGGCAACACCTATGGCCAGTGGGTGCCACAGTTCGAGCGCGACGCCTGCATCCTGCCCTCCAAGGGCGGCGAAACGGTTATTGCGTCGCGCCTGCAGGAAATCCAGCCGGCCCTGATCATCGTGCGCTTCGATACAGAGACTGCCACCATCACTCCCACTTGGCGGCTGATCGAGACACGTTCAGGCACCGTCTACAACATTCGCACCGCCGCCGACATGGAGCGCCGCCGCCGCTTCATCACCCTGCTGTGCGAGTCCGGCGTGGCGACCTGAGCGGCCACCGGCAAAGCCGCGAGCCAAAACCAGACTCTCCGGGAGAACCGCTATGACGCCGCTGCAAGCAAACGAGCAGTTCCGCATGTCCGAGACCGAGTTCGAGGCGCTGCTGGCACGCGCAGCCGAAACAGGCGCGCGGCGCGCCCTGCATGAGGTCGGTCTCGATGGTCAGGATGCGGCCGAGGACATCCGCGATCTTCGCTCGTTGCTTGCGGGTTTCCGCCTCGCGAAACAGACGGCCGTCCAGACCGCCGTGCGACTGATCACCACTGGCGTCCTGCTCGCCCTGATGGCGGGCATTGCTATCAAGCTGAAGCTCTTCGGACCGACGCCTTAACCCATCCGCCCGACCCATCAGACCACCGCCCGCCCTCGTCGAGGAGCGGACTTTTTTGTGCCTGGAGATCACTCATGACCACAACCTTCTACAAGCACTGGCGCGACGTGCCCGAGCGCTCATGGCGCTGGAAGGATTTCTCGCCCGCTGAGATCGCCTGCCGGGGCACCGGCAAGCTGCTCGTCAACGAACCCGCGCTCGACAAGCTCCAGGCGCTGCGCGACCGTCTTGGCAAGCCGCTCATCGTCCGTTCGGCCTACCGCAGTCCGGTGCACAACCGCGCTGTAGGCGGCGCGCCGCGCTCGAAGCACATGGACGGCACGGCCTTCGACATCGCCATGGCCAACCACGATCCGGTCGCCTTCGAGGCTGCCGCCCGAGCCGTCGGCTTCCTCGGCTTCGGCTACTATCCGCGCTCGGGCTTCATGCACATCGATCT